AGCCTCCCGTACTGGGGGGCTTTTTTAGTACATGAATGCTAGTTGGCGAGAATATGTGTCGGGTACCGGGCCTGAGAATGATTCTCATTTTTATTCGCAACACTGCCCCCTTGTTGAGAATGAGAATGATTGTCGTTCTCGGTAGTACAAAATAGTACACTTTCGTGAGCCTGCGAAACCGTACCATTCTTGTACTACTTTGTGACAGATGGCAAGGTGTCCCGCGATGCTGTGCTAGTGCATCATTTCCTGTTAAAATACTAGGAGAGAGAAGGACAGCAATCTTCTCTCTCGAAACCGAACCTAGACAATTGAATACTTTTGTAAATCTTTCACTTAATCTTTTCATGAAACTTTCTAGAAAACTTTCTCAAGATTTAAAGTCAATTCAGCAATCACTTAACACTTGCAATTCTATCCTGAATCGTGAGACTAAAGAGCGAGAGATCCAACGCCAATATAAAAACTATTGCGCTTGGGCTGATTGACTATTAGGGGCTGATCTTCGGGTCAGCCTAAAACTTAAATCTTAAATCGCCGCCTGAGAGTGAATCGTCCGATTTTGTCGCCTAAGCCTCTCGCAGCTTTCACAAGCTGCAACGCTTTACTGTCCGCAAGCCCTTCACAGGGCCGCTCTCACAACGTGCGGGAAAACCACCCCCAAACGTCCCAAACAACCACAACACCAGGAGACAACACCATGACGCTTGAAACCTATTTCACCCGTTGTTGTCTCGCCTTATTCTCGGTCGGCTGTGTTGGCCTCTTGGTCAATGTTGCCGGTCAGAGTTTGGCCGAGACTCCGAACCAGTCAACAGGCACCCAGCAAGTCCATAGGGTCAAAGGATGGGCACAATGATCTCATCTCCTTATGTGACTTTTACTGCTGCTGATTTCATGTCTTACAAAATCATCCGTTCCTATCACCCTGCGTTGCGTCGATCCGATAAGGTCATGCAGACTGGGTTGACGTTGGAACAAGCCCAAGCCCACTGCCGCCGACCTGACACAAGGAAGGATGGCGAATGGTTTGACTGTTACACCAAAGCCTGAACAGATCGCCCGCGATTAAGCGGGCTTTCTCAATTATCCGTACCAATACAACAACAACGCGCAATGATCCCAACAACAATGGTCGAGTTTGAGTGCTCTAATGGCTCAAGATATTCTGAACCAGTTCATAGGCGGTTCAGTGTTATCAGACAAAATGATGACGGATGCTCAACAATTTTATTTCACAGCGATTTTATCGACAATTGCTGGGAGTATAAAAACTTCCATCATCCCAACAATCACAGCGTCTACATTGCAAAGCGTGATGTTGTCGAGTGCTTAGTCCTAGCCAACTGAAAGCCACCCAGCCAAGAGCTGGGTTTTTTTATGCTTTAGTGATAGGATGCTAGGGGATCACGGGATTAAGACTCGCGGCCCGGAAACCGTACCGACACAACACCATGAGAAAGATTGAAGCGCAAATGATCTCCGCAGTCTGGAACCATAAAGACTGGGAGAAAGACAATACGAGAGTCGCTATTAGGGGCTCCCATGCAATGGTGTTTCTCCATGGAAACCACATAGCAACCCTGAACCGGTCTGATCGCTGCATGGAATTCTATGCAGGCCCAGACTCAAGATGGTTCAGCCGTACCACATTCAGCCGATTGAACGCTTTAGCTCTTCAGTTTTGCGGTGTAAGACCCTTTTACACTAAGAAGCACGTCCCGATGATCAGCACTCCCACTCGTGACCGAGAATGGGAGACACGAGACTTTTACAGTTTCAACGCTTGCGGCTGTTGACAAGAAAGCCCCGTCAAAAGCGGGGCTTTTTTTGTGTCCTGGTATCGTCCGTGCCAACAGCAGCTAGGCCACTAGCTCACGGTTAAAGATGGATTCTGGACCATAACGCTCGATGATTTCAGGGAAAGCATCCAGCAAGCGTTGACGGTTGATCGGATCAGCAGCTGCGAGACAGTCTGCGAGCTTGACTGCAAAGGATCCACCATTACGGCGAACCGTTCCAAGCATCCTGTGGAATTGTTCTGAAGTGAGTTCCATTTTGATTGTGTGATGTTTGATTAAGATTAGGTGGGTTTTCAGGTTCCGAGGAAGGTGATCACGGATCCCTCACTACGAGCCCTGAGAAGCTTCTCTCGGACCCATAGAGCCCTGCCAGCCTTAGTGCGGTTCGTAGCTTGCTCACAGTACGTGTCAAGAGCTTCTACGAGCATTGCGGACTCGTCTGGGGACATGAACTCCTGAGGCTTGAAGCTAGCCATGTAGTGCTCTTCCTCCAACAGTCGTTTGAGCGTAGCCATTGCCATTCCTTTATTACTTTGATAGGATAGCACTTGAATACGTCAGCGCAAGCGACCCGTTCCAACAACACCAGCACGAAACCGCCCATGACAAAAGCTTTCCCACGTACAAGAAACACCAAGCTTCAAACACTCAAGAACCTCATCCTTAGCCTTTTCAAATGAACTCCTACGAATACGAAGACGACTACTTTCCAGCCCTGCCCGATGACTTGACCGAGGAAGAGCTTGAAATGATGGAGTATCTCGCAGATCTCCACGACTTGGAACAATCCGTTCCAACAGCAGCAGAACGCAACTCGATCTGATTTTGTCCAACTTTTCTAATTCGTCCAACAATGTCAACCCATCAGGAAGTCCAAGCCCGCCTCTCTTACGCTTCAGCAATGCTTGAAAGAAGTATCCGTACTTCCTCCATTGCAACAATGATCAGCGCAAAATTTTGCGTCTCACGTTCCACCGCTTACAACGACATCACAGCTGCTAACGCTGAACTTCAACTGAGCGACGATGGTCCAAGCATTGAAGAGTCTTCCGAACCAGTAAACACAGATAGCGTCCTGGCAATGCTTCAACATCGCCTGGAAGTCGCTGTAGCTACTGGTGATGACAAAGCTATTTGCAGCCTAGTTAAAGCAATGGATCAAGCCAAAAGATGGCAAGGCTACAACACTCAATCTGCTTCCCCTTTCGCATGACGTACCAGCCGGCCACACCAAGTCTTACTCAAAAGGAACACGATGATTTGATGAAACAGCTCCAGTATTTTGAAAGATGGAGTCGTCGAGAAACGATGGCGGAGATGGCTGCTATCGATGGACGGTCCAGGGATACCCTAATCAATGAAGCTATCGATGAATGGCTAACCAAACACGCAGAAAGCTATCGGCAACGCGAAGCTCAAATGCAACGACACCTGGCTGCCATCAAGGCACTCAAGTTCCAAGACTAAGCTAATAACCGGGCTATTTGTAAATCAACAACGTTCCACTTTCTTTTTCATGAACAACACCAAAGACACCAACAGTCGATACCAAGCTGAATACAATCTCTTCATGGCACAACAATGTCCAACATGGTACGAACATCTAGATAAAATTAATGCCGCACAAGCAGAATCGGATCGCATCTATCACATCCGTACCAATGCAGGATGGGAGCTAGATGATTGTGGGTGGTTTGCTCCTTGCCCTGATACAAATGAATTAATCCCTGAACACGATTGGATCGACAACGGACTCCCTTACCCTGAAGACAAATGAAACCCGCTCAGTTTCACGTCCCAAATGCATTATTCGTGGAAAGGTCTCTTCGTAGAGAAGGGCCTTCCCCTGTTTATATCGCCTGGAAACCTCATACCTCTAGGCTGTTTTATGACAAGAAAAACCTATTAAAGTTTTGCGCTTGGCCCAAATCTTTACCTACTGGTCAGGCTTTACGTGATTGGCTTGATTCTTTCGATGATCAGCCCTCCGCTCCAAATGAACAGCATCATGATCGGATAGCGGCAGAAGGGTTTGGCCCTGAAGCTCATCTAGATGAATCTGATCCTAACCACCAAACTAAAACGGTAATTTAGAAAGATCACCTATAAGGCCACGCTGGCTCTGTGTCTGCGTTCCAAACGTCCTCATCATTAATGTTGATGGGGCGTTTTATTGCATATTCTCGGAATATTATCTTTAGTTCTTCTGTTGTCATCCCAAGCTCATTGGCTTGTTTGGCAACATTCTTTTGTCCGGTGAATAGTTCTTCTAAAGCTCTTTCTAATTGCATCGCCTATTACGGCGCTTTTCTTGCTCCTGGTTCCTATACCAAAATCCTTTGGCAAGAACTGTTAACCCCTGAGGACTTGTAGCTAACGCTGCTTCCTCCCTTGCTCTATCAATATTGCAAAACATTTGACGCTCATTTGCGCCTCGACTCATGTCCTCTGCTCTAGGCGGCATCAAGATCTAACGCTCCAAGCGCCAACATAGCTTGATAACGGCTAAGACGCTCAGACCATCGACACTCACATCCCCTTATCTCTAATTCGCTCAACATCCTTAATTGCACAGTGCCGTTTGGCTTGCCAATAATGATCGCTCCGGCCTTCACTCGTAAGCCAATCATCTCCTGTAAGCCAAGGCTATAAGCACCAAGCTGGTCCTGATGGTCTACAAGCCACGATTCAGGCTTGTCTGACTCCCTAGAGCTTGTCTTGAAGTCACAGATCGTTAGACCCAGTGGTGTGTCTATTAGGGCGTCTGCCGTTCCAGCAAAACCTGAGGTGTGACTGATGCTGAACTCTGATGCATGAATCGCTGTCACAGTTCCGCTAACCAGCCAATCTGATATGCCTCTGGCGTACTCACGGGCTGCCCAATTAACCTTGGGCGCTCCCTCCATCGACTTCTTAAGTGCCCAGGCGGTGACGGCTTTTGGAGGACGTGCCAAACCATCATCCCAAACCTTCCACGTTCCCTTCTTGTTGGCACTCTGACGGGCCAACTTTGAAGCGGTCTTGAGCACATACTCACACTTCTCATGAACTACCGTTCCACGATCACACGCAATTTGTCTTTGTAGGTCACTGCCTGGCTTCTTTGACCATCGCGCCAATGCATCCTTCTGACTGGTAGGAGCAGTGTGTTTCAAAATGTGAGTCACAGAGTGATACTCACGATCCTCTTCGTCCCGATAAACCCTGAAAGGACCGGAGTTGTCTTGCTCTAAATGCCACCTTCGTAGTGTTGCCAGCTTGTCTTGGGTGTCATCCGGCATGTTTCTCCAGCCATTTCTTTGTTAATAGGTTGATCTTTGGCTGTACCAAATGGAAACTGGACACAATCGAGCTGTGCTCCCCAAGATCAATTCGTATACAGCCATCCTCCAAAACCGTAGTTACAGGCTCTGGTATTAGAAAGACTTCTAGGTCTTCAGCCATTCAAGGCATAGGTATCCAAAGTTAGTGTACAGCTAAACAGAAGCTTTGCCAACATAAACCGGCTGAACCCATCTAACGACTTGCTTGGCCCTGCCTTCACCGCACCAGTATCGGTGCCAATGACCCTTACGCCAATGCGCCCTTACTGGACGACCGGCGTCCTTAGCGAACGGCTCATGATCAAAAACTTTTTTATGCTTAAAAGCACTGCCAAGCCAAGTGATGGGAAATGGATTTTTATTAGAAGATTTTTGCTCACGGCTTACAGCAAACGATAAGGATTGTTCTTCTTGAATTAAATGACGCTCATAATTGTATAAAAGAATCACGTTTTTAGCAATCTTCATCATTTTTTGACAAGTTTTTTCAAACTTTTTTTCATTAACAATGTAGTTCAAGGGATCATAGCGAATGTCAACGTGGGTAGTCGGATGCTGCCAGCTTTTTGCATTAATATACTTAGACTTGTCTGAGTAACCCACAACCCTAAGTCCTTCGCCTGAACTCATCAAAGAGATTTCTGTGCCAAAAAGTTGATTTTGAAGTTCTTTTAATCTTGAACAGTAAAACTCTTCATTGACAACCAAAAGGTAATAAATGCAATCGTTTTCGTCTCCTTTGATAAGATTCAATGGCAGCATGACAAACAGTGCGTCAAGAACCTTGTTTGGCCGCTGCATTGCATCGATGTCAGTTAAAAGAAAAGCCTCAGCTAGCTCCTTCCGAAGGAAAACAGCAGGAGCGTCAACTTCTACGGCTGCCCTGCCGCAAAGGTGTGCCTCAAGGTGGTAAGGATCACGGACATGGATAGCAGCGTCAAAAGCGTCTTCAAGACAAACAGCTCCGCCCATAAAAACAGCATCCTTCCAGTTTTTATAGCCATTAGGCGATTTATACTTCCAGTGAAATTTTTTCCAAAACTTGCCTTGTTTGACTTCATGGCAGAACTCTGCATTTAACTTTAATTTTTTAAAAGAAATAGACATTAGTTTTTTTAAAAAGTGTGTAAAAAGTTTGCAAAAATTGTTTGAAGCGGACTTACAGACGTTCCTGCCTTGACGGTGGCATGTCGGTTCCATAGAGACCTGTACCAACACCGTTCCAAGACTGGAATCCATATCTGCAATCTGGTTGCGATGGGTGTCGAATCCAATTAAAAGCCGCCTGGCCTAGCAGCTTCCACAATCGATTGCGGACAGGCAGGATTTCGGCCTAGTCTAAAACCTAGTCCTGCCGCTCCAAATGATCAGCCTGCTGGATTGAAAGGATCCTTGGCTACGAGCAATTGCTGTAGATCAAACCCTTTCTCTTGGACTTTTTCCCAAGCAGCTTCCATCTTGTCGTCAGAATGCTCTTCGTCATCGCGAGGAACGATAAGAAGCTCATAACGAGTCATGTCAGCCTGGATTTTACTTAGCTCAAAGTCCCAGCTCAAAAGATTCTTAGAATACTTTCGATTAAGACCATACTTAATAAACTGGCGACCCAAAGAAACGTGGGAAACTTCAAGAACTTGAACTAAATCTAAGTCCCAGTTGTAGATTGGCCAGGTTAAGCATTCCACGGGCTTTCTAGGGCCATTTTTGTCAAAATTAAGAGACTGAGTGTAGTTGGCACCAAGCTCTTCATCGATGTCAGCCTGAGAAGGTTGAGAAATAAAACGGAAGGGATGGCCATTGCCTCCTTCTACAGGGTCGCCCCAAACGAGCCACCAGCTCGCTGGATCTTCTTCTAAAAGTGCAAAGTTTGCAGGCTTGCCTTTTTCTAGCTTGTTGTAGCGAAGATAATTATCCTTTGAGGAATTACCTTCGGCCTGTTGCTCCATTAGCTGGAGGAATGTTGACGAGACTTTCACGTAGAAATTACGGGATGGGTTTTCGCATCAGTTGCCTGATGTCTTCCAATAGTATACGATCATGGCCTAGCCGTCAAGTCGGGCTAGGATAAAAAAAAATCCCCTGAGCGAAACTACACTCAGGGGACAGGCAGGTTTGCCGACCCACACTCCCATATTACATGAACTTTTTCGATTTCGTCAACACTCTGCCTTCAGGGCTGGTATACGCGCCGATATATCGCAAAGGCGCTCCAATGGCCTTCGGTAAGCCCGCAACCGGAAAGAACCCCCTAGAAGCCAGCTTTGATCACAAGTTCGGGCCAGCTGATGTCGCCCTTGCGTGCCAAAAGAACCCTGACCTTCAAGCTGTTGGAGTCTTTACCGGCATTAGAGGTAATGGCATCGTCATCCTTGACGTTGACTATGGCCTCAAAAAGCTCCTCAAGACCTGGGGCCATACGCTCCACAATGCCCCTGTCATTACTTCGACCAGGGTCAATGCTGCCAAGTACCTGTTTCGCGTTCCAGAAGAACTATGGAACGTCGTAGAAGGCCGAGGGCTTAGTGATGACCACCCGGATTACGAGATCCTCTGGAACTCCAGGAAGCAGGGCGTCATCTTTGGTGCCTACCCAGGTGGCAAAACCTCTCAGCCTGGTGAATATAAAATCGAAGGAGATCTCAACTCAATTCCAGTAGCTCCAGACTGGTTATTGGCGGAAATGAGACAGCCGCCAAAAACTATGGTTAAACGTGATCTTGACTTCTCCGATAGAACCGCAGATGAAGTCTTTGAAATCATCAAAGATTGTCTGGACGTAATCCCCTGCAAAGGCAAAGGGTCTAGAGATCATTGGGTCAAAATTGGCATGGCAATTAACTCTGCCTTGCCAACTGAAGCTGGCTTGATGCTTTGGTCTGCTTGGTCCGCAGAAGATCCTGACTTCGCCTCTGAATGGCAAGACTCAGATCCTTGTAGAGATGTCTGGTTTTCCTTCAAAGGTGGTGCTGTAGGTATTGGAACTCTGATCTGGTTGGCCGATAGAGAAGACCCAGAGAGGCATCGATTTTCGGAAGACGCAAAAAAAATCGTAAAAGCCGCTGACGAACGCAAGGTTCAAGAAATTCGTACCGCAACTCTTGACTTCCATGAAGTCATGAAACGCGCCAAACAAATACTTGATCTTGATAATCCTGCTGAAGTCAACTACAAGCTCAATACTCTCGCTCTTCAGGCTGGTTACAGAGATCAAGGCGCTTTAGAGCGTTTGATCGTTGATCAGCTTCAGTACGAAAACAAGAAAGACATCCTGACCTTGCCTGAACTTATGGAGCTGGACACTCAACGTGAATACCTCATCCCTGATGTCCTTCCTCATCCCTCTGTCGTCTTGATCTATGGCGCTGGTGGTGATGGCAAGTCAATGACGGCTTGGGCTATCGCCAAACACGTTTCCCTTGGCAAGCCGTTCCTTGTCAGAGGCAATCACGTTCCAGTGCAACAAGGGCCTGTATTGCTGCTCAACGGTGATCAGTCGCTTATGCAGATCAAAGAGCAGCTAGAGGAGGTTGATTATCCAATCGACGAGGACACAAGGCTCCTGACTGACTGGCAGCTTCAACGCTATGCACAGTTCGTCAAGCTGATGAACAAGCATCAGCCCAAACTGGTTGTCATCGACTCCCTCATCGGTTGCTCTGGTGGACGGGCTTTTGATGAAAACAAGTCTGAGTTTGCTCAGCCCCTCTACTGGCTTACCAAAAACAACGGCATCCTCTTCCCGGCGACAACAATCCTTATCGTTCATCACGCCAACAAGAACGGTGGCTTCAGAGGCACCTCAGCCATCCGTGACGCCGTTGACGAGACTTGGGCGCTTAGACAGCCTACTGACGAGGAGAAACGCTCTGTAGGGGCTCACAGCCGCCTCATAACCATCGAGAAGTCACGGTCTGGACGTTCCAACACCCAGCTGGTCATGCAGATGAACGATGACCTCTCCTTCACCGTTTCTGACTTCACCCCAGCCGTTGACGAAAAAGACACCTCTCCTGCTTCTGTCACCGGAAGAGTCCTTCAACGCCTGGTTGCTGCTTGGCCAGACTCACGCTCCAGGGAAGAACTCCTCTACGACTCCCTGATTCGTGGGTCTTCAGCCGCTATACGTAAATCGCTCCAAAGGCTGGAAAAACGAGGACTCATTGTCTCAACCGTTCCAGAAGCATCTCAAAGTAAGAGCTATAAAGCTGTTCTTGCGCGTGGAGAGGGTTCAAAAGTGTCCCATAACCCTATAGATCCCAGTCCTGGAACGGAATCTACCCTGGGACACAAGCCTGGGACAACGCTTACTTGTCCCACCCTTTTAGAGGGTTCAGTTGAGATTGTTGTTGGAGCGGATGACTTGGGACAACCCTAGTTGTCCACCCCCTGTGTCCCACCTCTTTTTCACTGCTATCACTGCGTTTTGGGGCGGTTGGGACATATACGGCATCTATACGCGCGTGAAGCATGAATTGGACTGAGATTCTTAAGGCGGGTGGAGTAGACGAGCCACCCGGCTACCTTGAAACACTTGAAGCCATTGCTCAAAAACCGTATGTCAAACCGTCTCGTAAATCACACAAGTCGCCTAAGCGCCGAGTAAAGTCTTCTCATGAAAGAAATCAGAGTCCGCCTCTCAGAGCCTCTAATAGCAAGTCTTGACAGAGAAGCTCAAGCTCGGAAACTAACCCGCTCAGATGTAATGCGCGAAAGACTTTCTGACACCCCCTCTTGCGAGCCAATTTCTCCTGATGTTTTTTATCAAACTGTTAACAGGGTTCGTCGCAAGATTGGCAACATTCTTACGAGAAGTCAGGCTGAAAACGTTGTCGCCGCCTGCCTCATCGAGTTCAAATCACTGGAACCCAGTCAATAAGCTAGTGAACGTTTACTACTGCCAAAGCGATGACAACTCACTGCCTCTGGCCATAACTAGATATACAAGTTATGACCAAGAAGAAAAGGTGTTGTGCGTTGAGCAGGTTATTTACGAAAATGACGTAACTTACTTCCAAGAGCAGATAACAGCAGCTCTAGAATGTGGTGTCGATGTCTCAATACTTTCTGCTTATCCAACCTCTAAATTTCCAGTCCTAACAGCATTAATAGAAGGCCTATGAAGTTCAAGATCTTTCAGAAGCTGGGTCGCTGGGTTGTCGTTGACTCCAAGTCTCAATTAACTTGCCATACAACTCTTACTGGAGCGATGGACTATGCCTGTTCCCAAAACAGGAAGGCAGATCAACCTGGAGCGCCTGCATCAAGCAATTCGTACAGCGACAACAGCTGATCTTCAACGCGCTGCAATGTTCCTGGAAGGAGCTAGACAAGTTAGAAGCGGTTCTAAGGTCCAACGTTCCAACAGCAGAAAAGCTCAGTCAACTGCTTGGAAGAAGAATGTTGACGACTCATTAACATGGTAACGTTGTTGTACTAACTGATTGAAAATGACCTCGAAGCACGGTAGCCGGGTTTACGTTCAAGTTCTTTTGGAACCCAACCGCGGCAAGCTTTTCCTAGAGGACGCTGAAAGGCTCAATAAAAAACCATCAGCTCTGATGAGAGAGATCGTATATCAATACATCAGAGAGATGAACTCTGAGCAAGAGTCAGAAGCCGCAATCAAAGATCAGCAAGTTTGGCAAGCAGCTGTCCAAGCCCGACTAGACGGTCGAGCACGTAATAGAGCTAAAGCCTTAAAGACCTCTGATCAGTCCGAACAAGCTGCCTGAGCATCCATTTCTGAAATCCGATTGACTGCCTGACATAGCAACTTGCGCTGATGCCAGTTCTGACGTACCAAAGCAGCGCATAAGCCTTGGATTTCTTCAATGTCCTCAGTGTTGTGAATAGAGCGAACCGAACGCTCCATCATCAGCTCTTCATGGAGCGTCAGCTCTGCGATCATCCACTGCATGTCGTCCATTGATGCGCTCCACCGACTCCAAGATCTTGCGTTCCTCAGAGTAAGGACGCCTAGCCCGAATGTAATCATGGAACGTAGGAACCAGCCACTCCTGTGGTGGCCAACAGTTATCCCAATTCACCGGCTTGGCGCAATTGACAACAACTGTTGACCAGAAGGCAATCAGGTACGACCAAAGCCAGTAAAGACCCATCAGGCAGCAACAGACGGCATGACCCGTAAATGGTTGTTGTAATTACCTGTTACCGCATAGCTGATGTCTGGCACGTTGCTCATTCGATGGAAGACCATCTGCCCAATCTTCAGATTGGGATACAGATGCAACCCGTGATAACGACGCTCATTGGTTAATTCCAGCGTCAAGCGACTTCCATGCCAACCTGGATCACACCACCCCGCCAGCAAATGATTAAACCCTGCCCTCGCACGGCTTGACTTCAAAACAAACTGAGCCGAGATGTCGTCAGGCAGATTAAACGTCTCAATCGTTTCTGCTAGTACAAATTCACTAGGCGCTAAATAGTAGGGATCCTCCTCTGTCCTGTCTGAAATATCAATCTCGATCAACTCTCGTTTGTCAGAAACCTCAATCATCAACCGATGACCTAAGCGAAGATCCAAGCTTGCTGGATTCAATAGCTCTGGAACGAAAGGCCAAACCATCTGATGGCTATCGCAAAGAGATCTGATCTCCCAATCGCACAGAACCGCCATACAAGCCAATTAAAACGTCAGCTTACTCATCATCAACCAAGATCACCCAGCCCGTTCCAGAGCCTTCAACCTCCCAACGCTGCTTAAATGCTTGCCGTGACACCTTGACGTTTTTGCCGCCATATTGACTTGAGTGGCCACCTCTTTCTATGTCGGGGGTGCCCCTTGGGTCGTGCATAATCCAATCGTCTTTATCGAAACCAACAATGACGCTCCAATGACCACAGCCATAGCTGTTGCACATCGGTGGTTCGCCTCTACTCATGTCACCGTGATGAAGCCAACCCACCATCACCGGACGACCTGCCGCTAACTCGGCCTCAAGCAAACTCCCGTCACCGTCTTGCCTAAATTCTGCATGTAAACCCAAGCTTCTCAACGCACGAATCTGAGCATCAATACTGGTTGTATCACCAAACCGTTCCCTGGTCCTGTTGTATTCATCATCAGTTTTTACCTTTCCATAAAAGGCAGCAACCATCGCAGCAGAAGAACTGAAGCATTCCCTGTAACCGCTGCCGCTTTTGTTGTCTAGCTGGTGAAAGTAAGGCACATGGGTTTGCTGAGCTATTCCGCTAGCTTTCCAAGCCTCGAACCAAGCGGCATCCTCTCTCAGCAGCTCTTCAGGTAACGCATCCTCAAACTCTTTTATGGCAGCCAACTGATGGGGATCTCCCGGCTTGAAGTGCGTGAAGAAAGGCAGCAACGTGAGCACCATGAAAAAGCGGTTCATCTGCTCAACGCCGGTTTAGGACAGCTTGAACGTTGAGATGCGGCACCTGCATGGTAGCCGGATAGAAAAAAGAAACCACCGCCCCCAACAACGACAGCAGTTAACGTTCCCAAAATAAAAAACCCGCTGACCAAGACCCAGGCGGGCTCCGTTTTCATTTCTCAACCCTGTCTTGAGGAAACAGATTCTTGCTCACGTATTCACAGACTTGATCGTCGATCGTGTTATCCGTGCTCTTGGCATAAGCCTGAAGCAAGTCAAGAACCAAAATCTTGACAGCTTTGCTCTTCAAGAACGAAAACAATATTGGACGAACTAGAAACAACATGGTGAGCTTGGTTATTGGCCAAAGTCTAGTTCCGGTCGCTATGGCCCTCAAGCCTTGCAACTGACCGTTCCAACTCACTGATCCTCGCGAAAATCTCCTGATCCCTCAGCCTGAGATCAGTGTGGAGAACGTCCATCCTGGTAGCTAAATTGTCAACAGCTGAAGTCAGCCTTACCAACGAGTCCCGACCTGTTTGGCTCTGACGGCTTGCGCCCGCAATCGCCAAACCGCCAACACCGATTGACGCTCCAGCAACAGCAGCAAAAACCTCGACCACCACTCGACCAAACGCTTAGACCAATCATGGCAGATCCAAAAGAAATAAAAGAGCCAGAACAGGAAGATCCAGATCACTCCTGGCTTGGCGACGCCGTGCGCGTCACGATTCTGTTGTGGTCTATGGGCATCCTGACCGCTAACTATTTAGGGATTTTTTCGCAAAGCGTTGACCCAACGTTTCCAGCTTCACTTTTAACAGGCACTGCTGCAACTTACACGCCTGCTCTTGGCAAGCTAAAAAAGAAAAAGGAAGAACCTAAGATTGAGCAAACGGAATCACCGAAATGAAACGGTTTTTGCCTCTAATTGCTTTGCTGGCTTTTAGCCCAGCAGCCCACGCCGACATCACAAGCAAGATTCAGTCCAGCATTCAGCTGACTGTTGACGGGGCTGCC